TCACAAGGTGTTGACCTGTACCCTAATGTATAGGATAATGCCCCTTGTGAATGAATATATAAAATAATACATATGGTGAATAGAAAATACACGTCGAAAGACATACGTGTGTTGACAGATAGAGAGCATGTTCGGAAACGAACACAAGTGTATCTTGGCAACACATCAGAGACATCCTATTCGGTGCCTTTGTTCATTGATAATGAATTCAAGATCAAAGACATCGAGTTCATTCCTGCCGTGTATAAAGCCGTAGGCGAGATCCTCGATAACAGCATTGACGAGTTCGCTCAAATAAAAGCGACCAACAAACTCCTCCAAATAACCGCTCAGCCAATTCTTGGAACGTACACCATTACAGATAATGGTCGTGGCATTCCGATTGGCAAGCACGAAACAGGAAAGCACACACCGGAAGTTGCTCTGGGGTCACTTCGATCTGGTCGTAACTTTGAAGACGAGATCGCGGCTGGTGTCATTGGACAGAATGGTGTTGGTTCGGCTTGTACGAATTATTGCAGCACTGAATTCTACGTCGATATCCATCGAGACGGAAAACGCTATCGACAACGCTTTGATGATGGTGCCGCGACTGTTTCCAGGCCGAGCATCCGAAAAGGTGCTGCAAAGAAAACTGGAACGTCAATTGAGTTTCAGCTCGATCCTGAAGTGTTCACCAAGACATCACTTCCTGATGAGTTGATGGAAAACAGAGCGATTGAGATTGCTCTAACGAATCCTGGCGTGACTGCTCAGTACAACGGAAAGAAGTATCGATACAGAAAAGGCTTCGAAGAAATCGTCAAGAAGATTTCCAACGACTACTTCCGATTTGAACAAGATGGTTGTGAGTTCTTTGTCATCTTTGACATTCACGAAGGCATCGACGAAAAGATTTTCTCATGGGTAAATAGCTCGCTGTTATTTGATGGTGGAATTTGTAACACTCAATTCCTAAATGCATTCTACGACAGAGCGATCAACCACCTTACTCGCGAAGCGAAAAAGAACAAGTGTGTTGTCACAAAGAACGACGTTCGTCAAAATCTTCTTGTGCTTGGAAATCTTCGGCTTTCTAATCCTGAGTACGACGCTCAATCAAAAACCCGACTCACTGGACCACAGCGTCGGAAAGAAATGGGCGAGCTACTCGATGCAAGCTGGACCTCATTCACAAGAAAGAACAAAGACTGGTTTGCGCAAGTACTTGACAGAGCGATAGTTCGTCATCACAACAACGCAAACAAAAAGGCGATCAAGGATCACACAAAGAAACTTGCTAAGAAGGTTGCAGGCTTGGTCGACGCAACAAGCAAGGATCGATCTGAGTGTCAGATTCTGATTACCGAAGGTGATTCTGCTGCAAGCATGATCACACAAGCCCGAGATCCAAAGACAACGGCTTCACTACCACTTAGTGGTAAGGTGAACAACGTCTACGGATCGACAGTTGCTCAGTTACTGGGCATGGGTAAAATTACTGACCTTCTGACTTCAATAGGCTTAGTGCCTGGTCAAAAGGCTTTGAGGTATGACCTTCGATACAGTAAAATCGTTATCGCCACTGACGCAGATGTGGATGGTGGTGATATATTCACACTGTTGGTCAATCTCTTTTATCAATTCTGGCCCGAGTTATTCGATCCAGATTACGAACCGATCGTTTATCGTCTGATTGCACCGAACGTATGTTTGGTCAAAGGCAATAAACGAATACATTTCGCCACTCGTGGAGAATACGAAAAGGCGAAGAACAAATACAAAGGATGGACTGTAAATTATTACAAGGGTCTGGGTAGCATGTCAGACGATGACTGGGAGATGATTCTCTCTGGTGAAACTGACACGCTCATTCCGATTCAGGATGATGGACAGTTCAAAGAAATTATGAAACTATTATTTGGCCCTAGTGCCGACGCACGGAAGGAGTGGTTGCAAGATGACTGACTTCCGACAACTATACATCGATTACCTGAACGAGCCTCCTGGCTACATGACGGAAGATCGACACGGCCGCCCTGCTAAGCAGCAACGGTCACGAGTACGTTATCCAAAGCAATACGAAAGGATCGACGAGACGCCTCTGAGCGAATCGATTGATCTGAATACGATTGCGGATAGCTCTAAGGTGTTTGTTTGGAGTGATCAACACTTCGGACACAAGAACATCATCAAGTATTCCAATCGTCCCTTCGCCGACATCGACGAGATGCGCGAGAAGATGATTCGCAATCACAACGACATCGTGAGCATGGATGACTATGTCATCTGGGTTGGTGATATTGCATTCCTTCGAGATGAACTTGCAAACGAAATCCTGCATCGCCTTAACGGCTACAAGATTTTAATTGTTGGTAATCACGACATGCAAAAGAAGAAGCTGAAGAAGCTTCATGTTGATGAAGTACACTTGGTGTATGATATGGAAGTAGGTGGAGTCACTTTGGTGTTCTCTCACTTTCCATTCACTGGCCTTCCAAACAACTGTGTGAATGTTCACGGACATACTCACGACAAGGAAGATCAGAGTCCTCAACACATCAACGTTTCGGTTGAGCGAATCAACTACACGCCTGTTGGTCTAACCAACATTGTCGTGGCAGCTCAGAGTCGAGTGCTTGAGTTGCTTGGTTGATCTTGACCCTAAAGTATGAGATAATGCCCTTATGAGTTCAAACTATATCAACGATCAGCGAAAGGAATACTCTCTGTATGTTTTACAGATGCGAGCCATTCCTCATGCCGCTGATGGATTGAAGGCTGCTGCTCGTAGAGTATTGTGGACAGCAAAGAACGGATCGAAGTTCAAGAGTGCTACACTCTCAGGTGCTACGATGCCCATCCATCCACACGCCGCTCCCGAGTCAACGATCAACACTCTGGCCGCTCCTTATGGAAACAATGTACCACTCCTAAAAGGAGATGGAGCGTTTGGAACGCTTTTAAATCCAACCGCCTACGGTGCGTCCAGATATACATCCGTGTCCTTGTCAGCTTTTACTAAGGACGTTTTGTTTCGAGACATCGAGATCGTTCCTCTTGTAGACAACTACGACGAGACGCAAAAAGAACCAAAACACTTCTTGCCTCTCGTTCCGGTTGTGTTGATGAATCCACAGGAAGGTATTGCTGTTGGTTTTGCCTCAAGCATTCTTCCTCGAACTCTCGATGTTATAATCGACTCACAGATCCAACACCTCGAAGGCAAAACAGTCGACGATGTTTATCCTGCGTTTGCACCAACTGAAAACTATTGCCAGGATTGGTACGAAGACAAGAACGAGAATGTGCGTTGGGTATTCAAGGGTGAGTTTGAAAAGATCAATGCGACCACGATCCGCATCACAAATCTTCCTTACGGGATTGTTCACTCGAAGTTCATCAGCAAACTTGAGAAGCTGGAAGAGAATGGAACGATCCAAGAGATCACTGACAACTCGAAGAACGTGTACGACATTGAGATTCGTTTCAAGAAAGGAACACTTCGAGGATTGGATGACGATGCGATTATGAATCTTGTTGGGTTGATCAACAATACGACCGAGAACATGAACGTGATTGACTTTGATGGCGAGCGCGTTCTTGGTACTGACTATGTCAGCATGATCAAAGCGTTCTCTGATTGGAGACTTGCTTGGTACAAGGCTCGATACGAGCGCCTTGCTGGTCTGTTGGAAATCGACATCCAGAAGTACAAAGACATTCTGCAAGCCATCAAGAAGAACGTTGGTGGTGTTGCGAAGAAGATCGGGTCACGATCTGAGCTGAAAGAATTCCTAACTGCGATTGATATTGTGCACATCGACTACATTGCCGACTTGCCAGTCTATCGTTTCACTGAAGAAGAACGTAAGAAGGTTGAAGCTAAACTCGCGGATGCGTTGAAATTAATGAAGCAATATCGTATGCTGATTAAATCAGAGCCCAAACGTCGACTGGTTTACATCGAAGAATTGAAACAGGTTCGACAAAATTATAAGAAGGGAAATTACGACATTGGCTAAACCATTAGTGTATCTCGCAGGACCAATCACAGGAACATCGTACGGAGAATGCACAGACTGGAGACAGTTTGTTCAGGACCGTCTGTCCAACAAAGGCATCATTGGAATGTCACCAATGCGTCACAAAGATTATCTGTTGCAGGAAACCGCAATGGGTGACACGTATGAAGATCAGGTTATGTCTTCGCAACGTGGAATCTTCGGACGCGACTTCTGGGATTCAACTCGCTGCGATGCACTGTTCGTGAACCTGCTTGGTGCCGATCGAGTTAGCATTGGAACTGTTTTGGAAATCGCTTGGGCATGGAGTGCACGTAACCCAGTCGTACTTGTCATGGAGAACGAGGGTAATCCTCATGAGCATGCGATGTTGCGCGAGTGCAGCTACTTCCGTGTACCGACAATCGAAGAGGGTATTGACGTGCTCGGCAAATTGTTTTTGCAGAGCAACCACTGAGCATAAATAGCTTGATGAAGACCAACGTTCTATCAGCACTAGCACTTATTGTGGTTTTGTCTGGGTGTTCACTACTCCCACCAACCTACGATAATAATGAATATATGCAATTCGCGCGACTCGAAACCCACTCGCGGTTTTTGCGTGAAGAGTGTGTTGACCCTGTACTCGTTCGCAACCGTCTTGATTTGATGCTGTTCGATTCCGAACTGCTAAACTCTTACTCTTTCTTCCTACCACGCAACTCTGAAATCTTTGAGATTTCGAAAATTCTTGCTGAGGATGTTCGTGAGATGATGGCTCGGTACGATGACGGTGAAGCACCAAGCATAACGTATTGCAAAATTAAATCAGCGGCCTTCACAACTAAAGCTCGACGGGCACTTGAGTCTATCGGCGATATGCAAACGGAATAAAAACAATGTTGAAGGCAGAACGATTTGAAGATTTCTTTGGCCACGAAGAAGATGCCATTCGCAACGCAGCGACTCTGCTAGCCGAAGCGAAGACAGCTTTTGATGCAGGCGATATCACACAAAGTGAATTCGCAGAACTATCACAAGACATTCTTGAGATTGGTGAGATCGACGGTCTCGCTGATGATCTTGATCGTCGTGTGGCGTTTGGCCAAGCACTTGATTGGCTCAAGTTACTCTCATCCAAAATATCCCTCGTGACATGAAACTAGCTGACCTACAGGAAGACATGGCCAACACCGAAGGTGCTGGTCCTCAGGATTATAAAATCTATTGTGATCTTGATGGCGTACTAGCTGACTTCACTGCCGGCATGTCAAAAATCTTAGGCGAACCATACGACGACAAACAATACGAGAGCGACGCAAAGTACAGAAGCCGCATGTGGACAGCTGTTGGTGATTATCAACGGTCTGCATTCGGTGGTGAAATTTGGGCAGAATTGCCTGTTCTCGAAAACCTCAGATTGTGGGATTATATCAAAATACACGACCCTGAAATTTTGAGTGCAACTGGCAATCCTGAGTATGAGGCTGAGCCACAAAAACACAAATGGGTTGCAAAGAATCTTGGGCCCGATGTGGTGGTAAATCTCACACGGAAGGCTCAAGAGAAGGCTCGATATGCTGCTAAGAATCATATTCTAATTGATGATAAGCGGAAAGCACTCGATCCATGGGAAGCTGCTGGTGGCATTGGTGTGTTGCACACAAGCGCCGACAGCACAATTAAGAAGCTCAAAGAACTGGGCATATGAAACTAGACGACATACTTACAGAGGGCAACATGTACACAGCATACGTACTCGATGACGCTTCACGAGAATTACTCATGAAGAAATATCCACCAAGGTACGAGAAGGTTGTTGGGCATCACGTCACAGTTGCGTTCGGTGTTCCTGAAGGAACAGAACCTCCTGCTGATGCCAAGTTGAATGTTCTTGGTCGTGTTGATAGTGGCGATGGTCTTGAAGCTCTGGTTGTTGCAGTCGATGGAGACCGCACGCGTCCAGATGGAAAGACATATCACGTCACTTGGTCTTTGGACCCAGACAAATACAAGCCTGTTGATTCGAACGATTTGATCGCTCGGAAGCAGTTTACTTTGTCTCAACCGACTGCGATTACAGCTAAACCTACAGTTCTCAAGTAATTATTGCGTTGACTTCATCCATAGGGTCACAGATAATGACCCTATCGACTGGAGAAGAAACTAAATACACGCATGAAACTATACGACGTCAGACCAATCTTCGAGAACGCAGAACCAATGACACCTGCGGCATTTCCAATGCTGTCTGCTGCGATTCCTGAATCACGCAAAGAGAGCCTTGAGAAGTTGCTCGGCTTGTTCCGCAAGCACCTTGCAGATGGTGAGTTGATCAAATCTGAGTTCAATGAACTGAAATACATCAACCGTCGAATTGAAGAAGCCGTATCAAAGCTGATTTCCGAACCATATTTCAACAGCGGTAAGTGGGAATCTCTTCCCGATCATGTTCAGCACGATCTCGATCGAATGAATATTGCTCTACACACAATCCCTGGCAAACTGAAGAAGGCTGAAAAGCTTCAAGCGACGGGCGATCATCCTGTCTTGCAGACGTACATCAAATTGATGAAAGAGTTGATGCCTCTGCACACCGCACAGAAAGAATTGAAACCTATGATCGTTGCCAAGAAGGCGGCTGACGTCAAGAAGGCAACAGACAAAGTCGTTCGCCAGGACATGCTGATGAGTCACGAAGATGTCAAGAAGGTACGAAAGGTGCTGGTTGATATCACTCAAAAGTTACGCGACGAAACACTCGCGAGCAACTACAACTATCTACTCAGCGTTGTTAAGCGCCACATGGATCAGTACGATCCTGCAGATCCAAAGACCAGCAACTATGGTCGCAACGCACGCAACCCATTCGTCCGTTCAATTATGAACAAAGCCCTTGAACCTGCCAAGCATCGTGAGCCCGAAAAGCTGAAAGATGATTGGAAGGATGCAATTAAGGAAGAGGCTAAGAAGATGACGGATGAAGTTCTTGATCAATTCGTCAACAAGCAAACCGCTAAGTTGGCTGAAATCTTGGTTAAGAAAGACAGCCTCAAAACAATTGAGATGAAGAATGCCCATGCTGGCACTGGTGTTGTTCAAGGGTTGTTAACACTGACATTTGACGACGATTCATCTTTTAACGTCAACAACAAACTCGTATGGTCGATTTCCAAACTTGGTAAGCAGTTCTACCGATTCCCAACAACGTTCCATAACGTTGTGATGCCCGATGGTAAGAAGCTGACTGGCAAGGCATCGGAAAATCGTATGAAGGATGAATTCGCTCTTTAAGTGGATAGGTAAAGCGCTTGCTTGGACCCTCAAGTTGGTTGGGTGGTTTATCCGCTACACACTTCTAATTGTTTTTGCCATGATGGTTTTCTCCATGTTCGTTGGAGGCATCTTCTATGTTGGGTACGAGATTGGATACATGGATGGAATGAATGATGTGCTCGAACAATGGATGAGCACACCAGACACTACCGAAACTTAGCCGCACTTACTCGATCCACACGAGACACACTTCTTACAGCCTTCCGCGTAGACAACACTCTCACTTCCACAATCAAGACACTTCTCTCCTTCTGACTTCTCACCATCTCTGATGTAAGTTGAAAGGAACTTCTTGATCTGGAAAAGGAACGTACCAACGTAGACATCATCCATTGCGTCGAGTGCATTAACAATGTTCTTAATCAGAACGCCGTGTCGAAGACACAAGCTGATTGCACGTGCAATCTTTGTCGAGTTGCTGTCGCGCTGCATTTTCTCTTCTGTCTCCATAACCCACTTCGCAGGAATTCCTTTGTCGAGTGCTAGTTTGAACAGAATTGCACAAGCGTCGAATGTGGTGATACTTGCTTCATGTGCGTTTGTGTGTACAAAGAATGCAACTGGTCGATCCTGCTGCTCATTCGTCACAACCGTCAAATACCATTTCTTACCTTCAGACTTCAGTGTGCTCAATGTGCACGGCATTGTTGTTGGCAGTTTGATATCTTCGAGAATGACTTCTTCTTCGTAATCAGGAGCTAGGTCCTTTTCATCCTTCGCTGCAAGTACAGTTGTCATTGTACCAGAGCGGTATGTTGTCACACCTTTTACGTAGCCGCTCTTGTATGAGTCGGTGTAGATCTCTTTGAAGTTGTCAAAGCCGTAGTCGTTTGGAACATTGACTGTCTTCGACATTGCAGAATCGACCCAGCGAGCAAATCCCTTCAAGTCGGTGACGTGGTCCTGCACAGCAAGACTTTCGGTTGTCACTGCCCAATCGGCAGTTGGATCCCACTCACCTCGAGCTTTCAACCATCGCACTCCGTAATCCTCGCAGAGCACTTCTTTGGTGAGACCACGATTGACGTCAATCTTGTAAACTGTTCCGTTGGGACCAACACCCTTGAGGATGTCTTCGTCGCCTTCTTTGGCAAACTTGAACATTTCTGTTTCATGGAACTCACCCTCATACCACTTCGGGCAAACGTGAGCAATTGTATCTGGCATTGTGTTCACAATGACCGTGCGAATGTATTCGTGCATGAAGCAAGGTTCAAGCCCACCAGAAACAACATTGGCCATAATTGACGTGTTGCCTGTTGGCTGAACAGACAAGAGGGAACTGTTGCGAATGCCGGTTGTTCTCAGTTTCGTCATGTACTCCTCGTCCAGGCGCAGTCCTTTGACAAACGGCCCTTCAGCGTGTTTCTCTGGTTCACAGTACTCAAACATTCCCTTTTCAACAGCAAGGTCAATTGACGCTTTGTACGCCTCAATTGCGATCGTCTTCATTACCTGATCACGAAGCTCTTCAGCTCGCTCGGAACCAAATCGCACTTTCAACATATACAAAGCTGAGCCCCATCCAAGGATGCCACAGCCAATACGCCGTTTCTTCTTCATTGAGTCTTCATACTCAGGAAGTGGTGCGTTTGAGAGGCTGTTGATATTATCGAGGAATCGAACAAGCCGAGTGACGTACTTTGCAATGCGCTCAAGATCAAATCCTGTTCCAGCCGCATTGATGAATTGTGTGAGGTTCATAGACCCCAGATTGCAAACACCACCAGGAGCCAAAGTTTGCTCACCGCATGGGTTTGTGGCGTGAATCGTTTCAGCGTAATTCAAAGGTGAGAAATAGTTGGCACGATCAAGGAATAGCACGCCTGGTTCAGCACGGTTGTACGTTGATTCCATGATCAAATCCCACAGCCAAGTTGCTGATACAGTTTTGTGTGTGATCGTCGGATATCCCTTCTCCTCCCACAGCTTCATGTTGCCTGACCACTCAGCTTTATACTTCTCAAACTGCGTGTCTGGGAAGCGGAGACACCACGTGTCTGCAGTGTGTAATTCCTCGTCCGAAGCTCCCTCAGCTCGTAGGTCAGCAACGTAGAGGACCTGCTTCATAAACTCGTCTGAGCAGTTCACAGAGAGGTTAAACTTCGAGAGTCTGCCTGACTGCTGTTTGGCAGTGATAAACTCGATAACGTCTGGGTGCCAAACGTCAAGGACGCCCATCATGGCGCCCTTACGAATCTTACCTTTTGCTTTCTTGTTGGCACTGGCTTTGCCGGAACCAGCAGTGATGATATCGCTCGATTTGTCGAACAATTCCATGTACTTGATTGCGCCAGGTGATTCAACACCGATGCCGTGAATGAATGCTCCGCGTGGGCGGATGTACGAAAAATTCTCACCCCAGCCACCTTCTGATTTCAGTGTCTGAGTTTGATTGTGTACGTTGTGAAGGATGTTCTTTAGTGAGTCAACGTCGTGGGTTTCGCGAGGAGAAACAAAGCAATTCATCAACGTGGTACCTTTCCAGTCGGTCCCTGCGTTGGAGTAAATTCTACCGCCAGCTGTGGCTTTGAACCCAGCTAGTAGGTCATAAAATCGTTCTGTCCAGATGTCCTGTAAATATTCGCTTTCTTCTGCTGATGCAACAAATGTTGCTACTCGTCGTAATGTGTCGTTGATCGTTTCGTCACTGTAGTCTTTGTATGTTGATGCCCACACCTCTTCTGAGAATATATCTTCAAATTTGGTGGTCGGGATCTCGATACCGGCTGTCTCTTCCGGTAAAACCATCTGGTCCTCTCCTAAAATTCTTATTATTATTGTTACTAAACAGGAGATACAAAAAAGACGCAGATAAGGACTCCGTCGCACTCATGTTGATTACATTAGCGACGGGGTTGATAAGCTATTTAATGGAAGTTTTTCTCACCGTCAACGCAACTTTTTTTCAAAAGCCAAACCTATTTAGTATTGTTATTTTTCTTCACATACCGTACGTAAATTTGTCCGTCACGTCAACGGGTAACCGGTGCTTGACAATTTGGGTTTTGTATGTTAAGGTGTTGATAAATAAAAATAACAATAAAGGATCCCCACAATGAAATCAAATGAGAGAGATGCCATAGTTGGTTATTTGGAATTCAATCTCGTGAAGCTGGTAGAAGGTATTGAACAGCATGTCGATCCAGACGCTGTTGGCACCCTGTACGAACGAGCATACGAGGTTTTGAATGAAATGGAAGACGCCATGCGCACTTCCGCCGAATACGGCATCCCACCAAACACCCTTATTCATTAAGTTGACTTTCTGATAAGGACACCGTACCTTAAATATGCAACACTCGTTGCAAGGGTGCGCTACCCACTAGCGTTTCTGATGGAAGGGTGTGATATGAAACCCGAAAGAAAGAAAATCAACGTGGAGCAGGTCGTCAAATATCTGTGCCATGCATTTTCAAAAGCCCAGCAAAAGGCGTTTCCACAGATCGGAAACAAAAATGCTCGGGGGACTCCGCTGCATCGGTTTCAGGTGGATTTCTGCTACCTGATCGATCATATCGAGCGCGGACCGGCGTACATCGCGCCAAAGAAGATCTCGGAGGCAAATGAGCTCATCGAAGAATTGAGCACATATACCGCTGAGTAACAAAACCGGAGAGTGGGGGCTATGCCCCCCTTTCCGTGATGTTGTTCCCCTAAATACTGGTATGCGCGTACATACCCTTTTGAACGAATCAATCACCGAGTTGACCAGCCTGGTTCAACAATGCTCTCAGTTCCTCGAAGAAGCTGGTGTTAATCCGTTATTCAAAAACCTCCCTCGTCAATACAGCGACTTCCACAAAGTCAAAGTTCGCAAGCGGAAATCAAAGGGCGTGGACGATATCTTCAACGAAGCGTTTGATTATCATGCGCTCCGTCAACGGTCCGTGATTGCAAATGGCATTCACTCATTTCTGTTGGAGGGTGGGACTCTTGATCCATTTTACGTGTTCCCCATTGACGGATACAAATTCATCTACAGTGATCAGGTTCAAGATTCATCTACGGAGTACGAGGATGTGTTTGGTTCGATTGTTGAGGGATTCGGTCAAGCGAAGGGCAATCAGGTCATAACAGAGATGTTGCAGTTCACATACACGAACGAGAATCTGTCCGAGGGAATTGAGAGAGGGTCTGAAATCATCCTATACAATATCCCTTATTATTACGCAGTCAGAGCAGACATGGATTATGACGAATTGTTGACGGATCTCTCTGATCTATAGTACAGTCCAGCATGGAAAAAAATAACGTCCGTGAGACGTATCGCCACAAGATATTGAAGTGGACTGGTACGATCTTCACGCTCATTGGTGTCTGGACCATGAGTATCTCCCCAACAATGGCAGCAGGAAGTGTACCACTATTTGGTTTATTCCTCATTGCGCATTTGTCGTGGGGTACATATGGCTATCTCACCAGAGAGAAATCGCTGATCTGGATGAATGTTGGGATGTTACCTCTCGACGTTTATGCAATGTGGATCCGCATATAAATATAGGAAACTAGGAGTGAATTCGTGTCACAAGATGTCATCTATTTTAAAGCTATAAACGATCAAGAAGTTATCGCGCGTCTGATTGAAGAAACAGAAACGCATTACACAATTGAGAAAGCTCGCGTACTTGCTACGCAGCCAGGTAAAGAGCCTGGTCAAATCACAATTGGCCTAGTGCCGTGGTTTATGGGCGATCCAGATGGTACGGTTGACGTGTCAAAGGCTCATGTCTTTGCTCGACTAATGACTCCGCCAAAAGAACTGGAGAAGGGATACCTTCAACAGACTTCTGGTCTTGACTTGGGTCCAATGGGTTAATCATGGCAATCGTTCTCTACAAGTGTGATGTGTGCAAGCGCGACATCGAGATCATACAAAACGCTCGAGGATTAGAAACTCCTCAGCGTTGTATCATCACGCACGGCTGTAGAGGCAAGCTGTATCAGGAGAAGGTGCTGATCGATTTTGTTCGAGGTTCGCTTCCCGCTGATGTCACAGGTCTTGATAACTACCAACAACGAAAAGTTCTATACAACCACACTCAATCAATCGAAAACCAAGAGTGGGTGATTCAACACAATCTCGGAACAGCTCCATCCGTGTCCGTCTTTGTTAGCAGACCATCCGAAGCCGATCCTGATGGCACACTAGAGGTGTTGCCGACAGATACGATCATTGAGAATACTGATGTGATCCGTTTGGTGTTTGATCGTCCTGAGTCGGGCATTGCTCAACTCGTTGCTCGTGCTTCCGATCCAAATCTACTTCAGCCGTTTGTACGCGAGGCTGCAACCTCTCTTGAATTAAGTCAGGTTACAGCATCCAGTGAATTCACAATAGCCACACGCACCAGTGCGCCGCTAGCTGAACCATCTCAGATTACGATTCAACTGATATATGTCACTACGGGTGGCGTTGAAGTTCCAATCGTATATGCTGCCGATGATCAACCAGCAGCGGTGTCGCCTTGGAACGATACCGATCGGCTTATTGTGAATGGCAAAGTATTCACAACTCGAAGCTTCAACATCGTAGTTGCTCAGCAACTGTCGGGTGTCATAACAAACGGTTCTACCGTTCGGGTGGGTTATGTGGATGATGGTTCGGGTGAGCGACCAGTCGTTGCAAATGAATTGATATTCTTGCTTGCTGACACTCCATATGACAACGTAGACAGACGAACAACGGAATACATCGATGGTGTTTCGGTTCAAGGTGATGACAACCCTTTTGCTTTCTTTTTTGATGGTGGAGAGTTGGTTGCCGACGAAACAATTCTGCAAGGCATACATCCCCCGATTCGTTCAATATAGAGCTCATATATAAGTCCGCAGTTGAGCATTTTTGCTCAAATCGCTATAATATGAGAACGCATGGATAATAAAAAACAAAAATTACTAATCGAATATCTTATCTCCTCAACAGACACCTTCGCCATTTGCGAAGGCATTGTGGATCCTAGTTATTTCGACCCCGAATTTCGTAATGCAGTCAATTTTATTAAGACGTATTACAATGAATATAACACTACGCCAGATGTTACACAAATTGAAGCTGAGTCTGGCGTTGAGCTTACCAAACAAGAAATCACAAAAGACCAAGTTGAATACACCACGAATGAAATCGAAGGATTCTGTAAACGACGGGCGCTTGAAAAAGCGGTTCTTTCCTCACCGCCACTAATCGAAGAAGGCAAACACGACGAAGTATTAAAGATTGTGACGGACGCGATTTTGATCTCTCTGCACAAGGATCTCGGACTACGTTATTTTGAAGACGTAGAGGATAGGTTAATGAGAATGTTAAATGAAACGCCAGTACAGTCTACTGGCTGGGCAGATGTAGATGAACTTTTATATGGTGGTATCGGCCGAAAAGAATTACTGCTGGTATCAGCAAACTCTGGTGGTGGTAAGTCTATCACACTAGCAAATCTTGGATACAACTTCGCACAAGATGGACTCAACGTTCTATATCTGTCGCTTGAATTATCCGAGGACGTGATTGCTCAACGATTTGATACGATGCTCACTGGCATCAGTCGTAAGGATTGGAAATCACATATCAGTGAAATCGTAACACGAGTTGAACAAGCTGGTGACAAGAGTGGCATTATTGATGTTGTGCAGATGTCTTCAGGTACGACCTCTAATCAAATTAGAGGATATTTGAAAGAGTACTATCTTCACTACAACATCATGCCCGATCTGTTAATCGTAGACTATCTCGATAAGATGAACCCAAATGAGAAGGTTGATTTGGGTAATGCATTCACAAAAGACAAATTATGCTCCGAGCAACTGCGGGATATTGGAGTTGACTACAACATGTTTACCGCGACAGCTTCACAGCTAAATAGGTCAGCAGTTGGAGCAACGGAACACGACCATAGTCAGATCGCTGGTGGTATAAGTAAGATCAACGAATCTGATGTGTATTGGTCAATCATCATGACTGACGCTATGAGAGCGCAGGGTGAAATTGCTTTCGTTTTTCAAAAGACAAGAAACAGCGATGGTGTTGGTAATACCGTTTATTTGAAATGGGATCCAAAGACACTTCGCATATTAGATCAGACTGATGGGTCAAAGGGACTGGACTTCAAAAAGAGGTCATCCGGAGATCTGAAGGACTCAATCCTTGATACGCCATCAGGTGACGGTAAGGGGCTATTGG